GTGATTGGAGTGCCAAACGGGCACATGCCATACATGGCAAGAAACGTGTTCGGCAAGCACGCCTGCATTTGGTACCATTCCAAGGACAACCCGTACAATCCTTGGCACAGGATGAAGGAGACCCTTCGCGGCAAGACAACCAACGAAATTAAGATCCGCGCATACGGCTGGGCAGAAGCAACAGCAGGAAGCCAGTTCCCATTGTTCAACGACCACAACGTGTTCAGTAAAGACCCAAGAGAGATCGAGGGCACCAACTACATGGTTGTAGACCCAGCAGGAGCGCGGAACTGGTTCATGCTTTGGGCAAGAGTGGACAAGAACGGGGTTATCTGGGTGTACAGAGAATGGCCAGACCAAAGCTACGGAGAGTGGGCGTTGCCGTGCGAGAAGCCAGATGGCAAACCAGGGCCGGCACAGAGAAGCTCCGCAGGCAGGGGAGTTGACGAGTATTCGCTGCTCATCCAGACACTGGAAACAGACGACAAGACACGCGAAGAGATCGTCGAACGCTACATTGACCCCAGAAGCGCAGGGACAGCAGCAATGACCAAGGAAGGCGGCGTAACGCTCCTCGATATGCTCTCAGACGCTCATGTGCCACTGTACTTCATTCCGGCAGCGTCAGCAAACGTGGATGAGCGCGTCCTCGTCATCAATGACCTCTTGTGCTACGACAGGGAGAAACCCCTAGAGGAAGGCGTGAACTTCCCAAGATTAATGATTCATGAGAGTTGCCAGAACCTCATTTACAGCATGAGAGAGTGGACTGGAGCAGACGGGCAAAAAGGTGCTAGCAAAGACCCTATTGACGCACTAGGATATTTGGTAATGATGAGTCCGCAACATCAGGGAGCAGCAGACGAGTTCATAAAGGCGGGACAAAAATTTGCAGGAGCGTACTAATGACTTACGACAAAGACCCACTAGCGATTGCAGGATCAACTCCAGATATTGGAGACCTGCTGGACGAGTACAACCGCTCCATGGTGAACTCCAGCCAAGGCAACTTGGCAACCAAGTTTGATAACATCCGCTTTTGCAGATGGAACGGGCAAACGGACGATGGCAAGAAATGGAGCAAGTGGCGCGAAGAAGGCAGTCCAGCGTGGCCCTTTGAAGGAGCGTCCGACGTAAGATTGCGTCTTGTTGACAGCACCTGCAACGAACTCTCAGCCCTCCTTGTCACAGCTTACCAGAGAGCCGACATCAACACCCAGGCAGCTAACCTGCAAGACCTCACGCTTTCCACTATTGCCAGCAACCTGATGCACTGGGTCAGGGACAACAAGATGGCGAACGAACTCCGCAAAGAAGCGGAACTGGGAGCGCAGTACGCCCTGCAATATGGGTGGACAGCATTCTATGTGGGTTGGGAGCAGCACATCAGTAAGCGGCAACAGCCAATCACCATGGAACAGGTGATGATGCTAGCGCAGCAAGCAGGTAGCGAACAACTCGCACAGCTTCCTATGCTGATTGTGGAACAGCCAGATGTGGCAGCTTCCATCATTCAAGCGGCCCTTGGCAACGACCTCTCTGAGTGCAAGAAGATGGTCAAGGAGCTGGCAGCAACAGGAGCAACAAGCTACGATGAAGAGTACGTCTCCCGCAACCTGCCGCTTGTTCAAGCCTTGAAGCCATGGGACGAGATCATTTTCCCGCCCGAAACCGCAGACTTGCAGCGTAGCAGGGTTATTTTCCGCAGAACATGGATGTCTGAAGTCGAGTTGCGTGAAAAAATCACCACAGAGAACTGGGATCCAGACTGGGTTGAGAGGGCTTTGCAACAGATTGGCAAAAGCAGCACGCTCTACAACATCAACCTGCTCCCCACAACGACCATGCTGGTCTACAATGGGGTCAACTACAACAACATGGTTGAGGTGGTGTATGCGTACCAGAAGAGCCTGGATGGCAATGCTCCCTGCATTTACTACACTGTTTTCTGCCCTCAAGCAGCCAGCAACAGGCGTGAAGACGACGCAAGCTGGGCAATCTACGAGAAACTCGACTACGCGCACGGGGAATATCCCTTTGTAGAGTTCCGAAGGGAGCAATTACGCAGAGCGATTGCAGATTCTCGCGGTATTCCTGAGTTGGCAATGACCGACCAGGACGAAATCAAGGCGCAGCATGATTCAATCCGCGATTACACGGCTTTTGCCACGCTGCCCCCAATTAAGGTGGTCAAACGCATTGGAGCCATCAACAAAGTAGGCCCAGGAGTGCAGCTTCCAGTGACGCAGAGGGACGATTACACTTGGATGGAGCCTCCGGCAAGAGAGCCAAGCACAGCGTTCAACCTCATTAAGTCAGTGGAGATGCGCCATGCAGCGTACTTTGGGGTATCGCACGAACTGGTCAACCCAGTCCGCACGCAAACCTTGCAGCAGTTGCTCGTCAACAACTGGCTCATGAGCTGGAGAGGCGTGTTCCGCCAAGTTTTCGCTCTGTGCGCTCAGTACTTGTCACCGCAAGAGATCGCCGCTGTTACTGGAGGCTTCCAGATTCCGCAGAACCTGTCCGCTATCCACAACGAGTTCGACATCAACGTGCGATTCGACGTGAAGGACATGAATCCTGACTTCATCGACAAGAAAATCCAGTTCCTTCAGACCATTAGCCAGATGGACGCTGGCGGAGCAATCGACAAGAACGCTCTTACTCGCATGATGATTCAAGCTGTGGCCCCAGAAGTGGCAAACCAACTAATCGTGAACCAAGCCCAGGCAAGTCAGCAGATGTACAAGGATGTGCAGAGCGACATTGCCAACATGCTTTTGGGCAACGAGGCAATTTACACAGAGAACGATCCGGCAGCACAGACCAAGATGCAATTTGTGCAGGACATCATGTCGAAGAACCCGAAAGCGCAAGCCGCATTACAGCAGGACGAGAACTTCAAGGCTCTATTCGACAACTATGTGAAGAACATCCAGATGAGCCTCATGCAACAGCAGAACGCTCAGATTGGTCGCATGGGGGTAAACCAAGTCAATGGATAGTATGACAGAAGAACAGGCTCTAGCATTCAGCTTCACTGGCGAGAACAAGCTATGGGATAACATCTTAGCTGTTGCAGACTCGTACATTGAGAGAGAAGTGATGTACGCCATCGACAAGAATACCCTGGGAGAAGCCAGAACACACGCTGCTGGAAGGGCAGACGGGGCTAATGGACTCAAGGAAACTTTGTTATGGTTTAGAGAAGAAGCCCTTAAAAAAAGAGGGTTGACAGATAAAGATTTGACCGCATAGTGCAGTCACTGCCTCCTAGTCTGGGCATAACAAAACAGGCTTGATTAATGATAGCGGTTCTTGCACCGCAATAAAACAGCATGGAATCAAATGAAACACAGCCTGCGTCGCAGTCGCAGGAGGCAGACAATTCTGCGAACAATGTCGGTTTACTCGATGAGCATTCGCTGAGCGCAATGATCAAAGAGACGTTCCTTTCCGACGAGGGACAAGTGAACGCTCCCGCTAAAGAGGAGCAAACGGCAGAGGAAGATGAAGAGCCACAATCCGAAGAGGATCAGGCTGAAGAATCTGAATCTGAAACGCAGGAGGAGACGGAAGAAGAATCCGAAGAATCCAGCGGCGATGTGTCCAAGGGCGTTCAAAAGCGTATCAACAAGCTTGTTGCCGCCAAGAAAGCTGCCCTTGCAGAAATCGAAGCGTACAAGGAGAAAGTCAGAGAACTTGAAGGCAAGGTCACTGAAACTCCAGCCCAGGTTGCACGGCAGGAAAACGTCTCTGAAGCTGTTGCCAAGCTCAACTCTGTTGAAGCAGTGGACGCAGAATGGAGAAAGGCTACCGAAGTGCTGCTATGGTGCGAGGAGAATCCTGATGGCGGGACGATTCTGATGCCCAACGGTGAAGAGACTGATGTGGATGATCAGCAGGTCAGGCAAATGAAGAGACTTGCGCTCAAGCGCAGGGAGATCGAGTTGCCTGCCCGTAGGCAGTACCTGATGGTAGAGCGCGAAGCAGAGGCTCAGACGGTGAAGGAGTTCCCATGGTGGAAAGACCCTTCTACGAAAGAGTACCAAGCAGCGCAGCAGGTGCTCCGCGACTTCCCTGAGATCAAAGCCAAGAGGGCAGACTACAAACACATTGCGGGAATTGTCGTACTGGGACTCCAAGCATACCAAAACATGCAGGGGAAACAGCAACCGACAGCACCCAAGCCCATCAAACGCGCACCAAGCCAACCAGCAGTCAAGGCATCGCCTGTGACCAAGGATAACGGCAAGAAAGCATTTGAGAGCTTCGCTAGAAACAACTCGGACTCAAAACTTTTCTCTGACCTGCTCAAAGCCAAAGGTTTCGTAGACTAGTTCAAACATATGCCAATCCTAACAGAACCCCAATTATCCGGTCGCGGTAAACGCGAAGACCTCATGGACATGATTGCGCTCGTTGACGCACGGGACACCCCGTTCACGTCGATGGCACGCAAAGGCTCCAAGCCTGGAAACATGTACTTCCGCTGGCAAGCAGACTCCAACCCTGGCCCGACCATCGGTGGTATCGTTGACGGCACGGATGTCAGTGCGTACAGCAACTACGTTGTTGGCTACCGCAAAGAACTCGCGAACTACGCGCAGATCTTCCGCCAAACCGTTCGTGTGTCCAAGCTCACGCAGGACATTGCAGACGTTGCTGGAATCCGCGACGAGTTGAGCGACAACATTGCCAAGGCAATCGTGGCCCTCAAGCGTTCCATGGAAGCGACGTTCACGTCCGACCAGCTTGGTCAGGCAGACAACGGCTCTGTTCCTTACCTCACTGCTGGTATCCAAGCATGGATCGGCGGCGACAACATCGGCACTGGGCTGAATATCGGCTCTGGCACGACTTCGCCTTCGTTCATCACACCTGCCAACTCGATTGTGTCTGGAGCGAATGCATCCGCATTGACCGACGCAACCGTGCAAGGCTTGCTCAAGTCCATCTACGACGTGACGGGGAACTACAAGTCCTTCGACGCAATCGTTGGGACTGACCTCAAGCGTGCGTTCACCGCATTGCTTGGCACGACGGCACTGACGACCACCAGCACCTCTGGTGTAACTGGCGCAGGCGCAACGAAGGTTCAAACCTTCCAGCGTGATGCCGCTGCTGATGCGTTCATCCAGAGCGTGGACGTGTTCCAAGGCGACTTCGGGACGGTGCGCTTGCACCCAACGACGTTCATGGGGACGGTGACCAGTTCGGGGGCAAACACCACGACCTACACCGCTCGCACGGCATACGGCTTGGTGCTCGACATGAGCCTCATCGAAGTCCGCTACGGTGGAAACGTCGCCAATGTCACGGCATTGCCTGACTACGGTGGAGGCCCCGCTCGCCTCATTGAGGCAGTTGCAGGTCTTGTTGTTGGGAACCCACAGGGTCTCGGCAAGTTCACCTACGCTGCTGCCTAAGCGATTAAGGCGCGACACCTGCCTCTTGCGCTTGCAAGATGCCCCAAGTGGTGCGACACCTCGGAGAGACGAGGACACTTTTATGATATACATCCCAGAAGAACTCCACCAAGCCGCGCAGAACGTGATGGATGCCAAGTGGCAGCAATCCCGTATCGACGCACAGAGAGCGGCGAAAGAACTCGCCAAGCTCAACAAGGAAGACCACAAATCCATCGAAGGAGTTGGCCAACTTACCGCTCGCATTCCAGGAGTCGCATTCCACTTTTGGGGGCAGAAACTCGGATACGATTGCTGGAAAGACAAAGGCTTTTTGGATGAGTTTTTGCGCGACAATCCCGAATGCAAAGTCAATAGTAAGGGCACGAAGTTGCAAGTTGGCTTTGGAAGCTAGGTATGAAAACAGTCCCGTATAGCGACATTTTGAACGCAACGCTGCAACTCGCTGGGGTTGACAGGGTAAGCCTTAGCAACAAGACGTTCAACACGTTTCGGGACTTCTTCTCCAAGCGGATTGCTGAAGCATGGAACAGAGAACGCTGGCCTGACTTCATCCAATACATCACCCGATTCCCTGGGCTTCAGATGTACTCGCTGGATTATGTTCCAGCAACAGGGACACTGACCCTGCGCTTCTCAAGCGACGAGAGCAGTCCATATTACGAGGACACCACGTTCACAAGCTTCAGCGTTGGCGGATCCGCCACAATCCAGATTCCGAAAGGCGTTCTTACACTCAGCCCGACCGACGCAGACCTCAATGTCACCTGCACCATCATAGCAGGCCCGACGACAGTCACATCAAACGGGATGTCATGCGTCCAAGTGGTTGTCCAGAACGACACGCTCACCAATAGCGCAACGACAGCAACGGAAAGCGTTGTCATCACAAGTTCGGCATTCCAGAAATATCCGTACAACAACTACATCGGCTCTTGCTTGCACACCAAGAATGGCCCTGATGGAGCGCAGATACTTCCAATCAACCGGATCAAACTGCCAGAGAACGCTGACACTGTTCACGGAGTCTACAGCCGCGATCCACGCACAACGACCCGCACGCAAGAAGTAGCGTTCTTAATCGAGGACAGCGGCGTGTCGTCTGGTTATGTGGCAGCATCCGAACAGAAGTTTATCATCACCCAGAACACGGATAGCGTGTGCATCGAGTACTCCATCGAGAATCCAGTTGTATGGGGAGACGTGTATAGCTCCACCACGCTGTATCAACCTGGAGCACAATTCTTCTACTTCCGCTTCCACCAACCATCCATTGACCAGTTGAATCCTCCCAACGACCGTCAGATGAAGGGGGACTTTTACTCGCCAATCACGTCCACAAACAGCGGAGAATCACCGTTCACAAACCCGCAGAACTACAAGGTCATTGCTATTCCAGACCTCTTCAAGGACTTTCTCATCAACGCCATGCACTCCGATTGGCTCAAGTCAGAAGGACAGTTTGAAGTGGCGATGGCAGCGGAGCAACTTGCGGAAAAGGGA